CGCGCCGCAGCCCACGCTGCCTCCGACGCAGCCCACGCCGCATACCATCCCGCCTTCCGCGCCACAGTCGACGCAGCCTCCGACGCAGCCCACGCCGCCTCCCACGCCGCCTCCCTAAGCGACTCGTCCTGCGTTTCGAGGTAGCGCCTGACTATGGCCGGCGGCGACGAAAGGTGAATCACATCCAATGCGCACAAACAGGCGAATCTGCGAAGCAGCGCCGACCCATCGACGCGCCACAGGATCGTGCGTTCGCTACAGACAAGCTTATCCCTGTCACGCTCGATCCGCCCGCCGCAGTTCACACGGCAGATTGTCTCGCCCGGCGCGTAGCGAAGAGCGTCAATGATGCGCTCGGACGCGTGTAAGCCGGCTCCGCACATCACCAGTCTGCCGCGATGACGCAGTAGGACGCCGTCCTCCGGCACGGCTCGGCCATCCCGTAAGATGGGGCCGACGAAGTGCCAAGCCAGTACGGTGCCCGTTGAGCCGCCAGCGGTGCCGGGGCTTTGAGAACCAGAAATCTTGCTCATGCCGCCATCTCCCCAAGCCTGACTGTCTGCCCGGAGGTAGACACCTGGAAGTCCTCGCCGCGCCGGGCCTGGACGCCAGCAGCGTCGGCCACGACCAGCGCGCGGAGGCTAGCCGGGCATGGGTTCTTGCTCCACTGGAACTCCAACGTGCCGAATGGCAGGAACGCCAGCCGCTCGTAATCCCCGAACGTCTCGCGTGCCCTGTCGGCGTAGACGATGCCGCCAGGGAAGACACCGATGAACAGGCGAGACTCAGGCGCCGTGGCGATTCCCTTGACCAGTTCGGTTGGCGCCCAGAAGCGCTGGCCTGCGGCGTTCTCCACCAGCACGCATGATGGAGTGTCTTGCGGGCACGCGACGACCTGGTGAAGTGCGCCTGGGCCAGTCGTGTACCACCAGCCCATGAGTCCATGAATGTCGCTCACGACCGTCCCTCCAGCTTCGCAGCCACAGCGGCCAGCCGCCGCCGGGCATCCTCCACGGCCTCGTCCCGCGCGCCCGAGCTGTCGTCGCTGTCGCAGGCGAAGTCGAGGCAGTCCAACGCGAAACGGATGGCCGCAGCCATGTCTCGCCGGCGGGCAGGCGGCGGCCGGATAGGATCGCCGGCTTCGTCGATCTGGCAGATGTCGTGCTCACCGCCCACGATTTCCCCGGGATCAAGCGGCACGACGTCGTCGCTCATCCATCTGTCGATCCCGGCAATGCCGCCGAACCGCCGCGGCGTGCCGCCGTCCTCGGCCACCGCTTGCTCCGCAGCCGCAAGCTTCTCGATGGCCGCCTCAAGGCTCTCGGCCACCACGAGATAGTCCCGCGCGTCGTAGAGCGTCTGCTCGGCCCATGACCGCAGGCGGAAGGTCGGCAATGTCGTGCTCATCGTCCCATGCTCCCCAAGCTGGTAGCCAACCCTGTGATGCGGGTGAACGCCTCCTGCAGGTTGTCGCAGTAGACGCCCTCAGCCTCGACCTTGCGCTCGGCCCGCAGGTCGCCCTTGGCGATTGAGCCGCGCATCCGCACGCTCTCGATGCGGTAATCGTCCATCTGCGTGAGCGTGATGACGATGCCGCCGATCCCGCCCGCCAGCCGGGTTGGCACGCGAAAGCCGAGCGAATCCGGTCCGCTGCTGAAGCTGCTGGCCCCGGTCATGGCGATGAATCGCCGGCCGCCGAGCTGCTGGAGGATGGTCTGAGCCACCTGTTGGTCGTGGGCCATTACACCGCCCTCGCCTTCGCCAGCTTGGGCGCAATGCAGCGGTCGAAGCACGCCTGTGCCCTCGGCAGCGCTGGGGCTGGAAAATGCTCGGGGAATGCGAGCGGCACCATGCAGGCGTCAACGTCCTCCTCGTACCAGCCCTGCAAGGCGCGGTGATTGAACGAGGCCAGCCGCCAAGCCGGCGGGACGCGCTCGTTCAGCTCCCGCGTCAAGTGATAGCCGCCGTGCGAGCATGTGCTCACGAAGATAATGCCCGGCGCGACTTCCTCGACGGTCTCAGCCGCGCCCCAGGGGGTCTGAAGGGTTGCCATGGCTCAGCCCTCCCCTGGCGCGGTCTCGCATGCTTGCGCTATTTCGCGCACCAGCCGATCGCCGTCCACGGTCAACCGAGCGTGCATGCCGTCGAATGCGATATGTTCAATCCAGATGTCGACGAGTCCCTTGTTGCGCAGCCTTTTCAGCCGGTCGATGCTTGTCGAAGACCATAGGTCAACGCACAACCATTCCCTGCCGAGGCGCGGCAGCGACAAAAGCATTTCCTTCTGCTGAGGACTAAGGCGGCTCGGATGATTGCCCACGGACTCGCCGTTCCCGAGCATTTGCGGGGCACTCATGATGTCGCCTCCGCCAGATAAGCGATTGCCGTCGATTCGCTCGGGAAGCGCCGGTTCGGCACTCGAGGCCACAGCGGTGCCGATGGCAGGGCGTCGAAGCCACCCCCGGATAACACCGGCAGCACCAGCCCGTGGTGCACGCGCCCTCGATAGACGGAGACCATCCGATCCGGCCATTCGTGGCGGACAATGGTCGTGAACAACTCCGGCATGTTCAATCTCCTGGCCCCTGATATCGCCCGAGGACGCAGCGGCGCGGATTACCCGCGCGACAGTTATATTAAGCCGCGAGCGGAGCGGTTGTCAAGCTCAATCTTCTTCGGCCTTGCGCGACTCGACGTTCTTCCTTACTCTCAGTGCCATGGCAAAGCGACGCCCGACGCCGAGAGATGCGAGGAAAGTCAAGGAGATACTTGACGGCTTTGCCACGCCAAAAGAGTTCACGGAAGTGCGCGCGCTTCCTGCGCCAACCCCGAAGCGCTGCGTGGGGCGCCCGAGTATCTACTGCGAGGAGGTCGTCACAGAAATCTGCTTTCGCCTCGGCCTTGGCGAGAGCCTTGTCACAATCTGCGACAGCGACGGCCTTCCTGACTACGCGACAGTGATGCGGTGGCTTGCAAAACGCGACGCAAATGGCGACGCATTTCGCGATAGGTACGTTCGTGCGCGTGAGGCCAGTGCGGACAAATTGGCTGGCGAAATCATTGAGTTAGCGGACACCTCGACGCCCGAGAACTACAATGCCGTCAAGAACCGGGTCGACGCGCGGAAGTGGGTCGCGGCCAAGCTCAAGCCCAAGGTGTACGGCGAGCGCATCCAGCAGGACGTGAACGCCACCGTGAGCCTTGGCGACTTGGTCACTGCGGCGATTGTGCGGAAGCCAGGCGGCTAAGCGCGCAATTTTCTTTCGCGCGCTCGTCGGCGGGATTAGAGAAAGTTGCGAAGCTATGCGCGGGGCGCTGTCCAATCTCACCAAGTATGACAAAACGATCGTTTGAGGACGTGGCGAGCATTCTGTACAGCCCGCAATTCACTTGACTTCCGGCAGATTCGCTTGGTCGAGATCGGAGCTCGGGCAGCGCTGGACAAGCCGTCGATTCGCGGCTTAGTGCGGGAGTTGGAGGTTGACCGGAATGAACGAGATCATCGAGCGAGTGGCGCGGGCGATTCGGGGCAAGCATTTGTGCGAATGGTGCAGCACCAACCGCGGATATTCGTTACCAGCGGATTGCTGCTGCTATGACGCCGCGCGGGCCGCCCTCGCTGAACTGCGTGAGCCGACCGAGGCGATGCTTGACGGCGCACGCGACTGGTCAATCAACAAAAACGGCCGTGGCGTCGGCAACGACCAGGCCACCGGCTGCTGGCAGGCCATGGTCGACGCGGCCCTCAAGCCATGACCGCCGCGCCCACGCTCGGGCTGGACAAGCCGCTGATTGTGGGGCTTAGTGGCGGGCATGCTTGACACCACAGACCTGCCGCTTTGGTGCACCACGACGCGGTCGAACATCCTGCGGGTATGGGCGGCGCAGGAATATCCAGCCGTCGAGGTGCCGCTCCTCGGCCGCCGCAGCGTGTGCTGGTTCGAGCTGATCGCGGCGGCCGAGGAACGTGAGCGGAAAGAAGCAACGGGCATGGATGCAATCACCGAGGGTGTGGCCGACGCAATTGACGCCCAGCTAGGCGGCCGCGCGACAATCCACGCTGTCGGCGGCCCGACGGAAAGCCTGCAAAGGGCGCTGTACGATGCGCGGCTGGTGCTTGCCGCCGAGGCCGCTGTCGCTGCCGCACGGCCGGTGCTGGCATGGCGTCCGATAGGCCCGGCTCCGCTGGCTGGCCAGACGGTCCTGGTCTGCGCCGCTGGCCGACCATAGGGCTGCTTAAGCATCGCGCCGAACAAATGGCGTTGCGATGACCGCCGCCCAGCGCCGCGACTGTCTCACATCCCTGGGCTGGACGCAGCGCGGCCTGGCGCGGCAGCTCTGCGCCGACGACCGGACGGTGCGGCGCTGGTTCGCTGGCGCGGAGATGCCGCTGGACATCGAGGAGTGGCTGCAGCGCCGTGCGATAGCCGCGCGGCTCGACCCTCCGCCGATTCATGAAGGGGGAGCGAAATGAGCGGAATGAGCGACGTCAAGCGAGAGCTGTGCGGGACGGTGATAGGAGCTGCCACTGCGGCGGCGTTCATTGTCCTCTCTCATCACTCGCCAGACGTCGCGTTTGCCCTCCTTGGCTATGGAATGGCCTACTCGAACTGGCGGTGGACGTGCACGCCGAGAAAGTGACGCTTGATGGTGAGGCGGGGCATGGGCGCCCGGGAGGCCGGGGCGTGAACGCGCGCGCTATCGTCGCCCTGTTCCACAAGATGCCTGGCCGTCGGCTGGAATTGTTCAGCCTGACAGTTATCACGCCATGCACGCTGTTCGGCGGCAAGCCGGGCATCCAGCGCGACATCTACGATGTCGATCTGAGCCGGAAGTATGGTTACCTCTTCGATAAGAGCGGAAGCGGCGGCGGCAACAGTCCGGTCCCGGTCGAGGGCATCTACTATGCCTGCGGTGATGTCCGCATAAAGGAGCATCCCTGCCGCTTGGTCGATCCCAAGGACAAGCCGCCATGGCGCGGCAAACGCACGCGGCTCATCCGGCGGCTGAACAAGACGCGCCGATTGCGCGCGATTCCGTGGTCACTCGATGGTGCGGTTGATCTGTTGGACTGGCTCGAAGAGCATGGTATCGAACAAGATTCCGTATGGTGCTCCGAGTGCGACGACGTGGTGCCGGGCGATGAATTGTGCGATCATTGCTGGTGGTGTGACAAGATCGGCTGGTATTCGACGCCGTCGGAGCGGTGCGGGTGCGCGAGCCGCCGGATTTGCGATGCTTGATGTTTGCGAGGACTGCCCATCGCCGCGAATGGCATGAATTTCCAACCGTCTTAGGAGTAACCCCATGACATCCCCGCTCTCCATCGCCGTCGCCAAGGCGCTGCTCGTTCTGCACGAGGGTGGCCGTATGCACGACGCCGACGCTGGCCGCATCCGGGCCGCACTCGACGCCGAGGATCAAGCCGCCGCCGCCCTCATCGCCGGCCGCCTTCGCCCGGCCCCGTGCGTGCCGGCGGAGTTGCTGGCGAGGCTGCCGTCCGCGCAATGGCTGGACGACCTCGCCGCCGGGCGCGTCGGCGCGATGAGCCAGCACGCGAGGGAGACCTACAAGTTGGCGTGCGAATGGCTGCGGGGGCGGCCTCCCGCTGCCCCAGAAGCCCCGCGCGTGCTGGCTGAGGCTCCGAAGGCGGCTGCGATGGCGGACCCGGCGCCAGCCAGCCCGACAACTCGGGCGGCTATACCGGAGTCTTAGGCCGCTGCTTGCCGCGTAGCCGCTTCGTAGACTTCCTGATTGACTCCTCGGGATGCTCACGGTTCCGCCTGTGGCATATAAGCCACGGGGACGGCCCGCAAGGTCCTCTGGTGCGCGCCAGCGTTCACTGAGCGTTCACCGCCGGGGCAGGCTTCCCAGCCTGCCCCGGCAACGCCCCACACTTCCTGCACCACCGCGAGTCGGCGCAAGCGATTTGTTCGCCGCCGACGCTCGGGCTGGACAAGCCGCTGATTCTGCGGCTTAGTGGCGGGTGATGGCCATTGACACCGCCGCCGTAGAAGCCCTGGCGCGCTGGCGCGAGCACCCCAGCCAGTTCGTGCGCGAGGTGTTCGGCGCCACGCCAGACACGTGGCAGGACGACGTGCTGGAGGCATTCCCGCGGCACCAGCGCATCGCAATGCGGGCATCGAAGGGGCCCGGCAAGACCACGGTGCTGGCGTGGCTCGGCTGGAACTTCCTGCTGACGCGCCCCTACCCGAAGATCGCTGCTACCTCGGTCTCGGCGGACAACCTTGCGGACAACCTGTGGACGGAAATGTCATTGTGGCAGGGAAAGTCGCCACTCCTGCTGCGCGCGTTCGAGTGGAAAAAGACGCGAATCGAGGCCCGCGACCATCCTGAGACGTGGTGGATGGCCGCCCGTAGCTGGTCGAAGACGGCGGACCGAACGCAGCAAAGCGCCACCTTGGCCGGGTTGCACGCCGATTACATCCTGTTCCTGCTCGACGAGAGCGGGGACATACCCGATGCGGTGATGGCCTCTGCGGAGGCGGCACTCGCCAGCGGCATCGAGGCGCACATCGTCCAGGCCGGCAACCCGACCCGGCTTGATGGGCCGCTGTGGCGGGCTTGCACCACCGACCGGGCGGACTGGTACGTGTCTGAGGTCAACGGCGACCCAGACGACCCGAAGCGTTCGCCGCGCGTGTCCATTGACTGGGCGCGGCAGCAGATCCGCACGTGGGGCAAGGACAACCCGTGGGTGCTGGTCAACGTATTCGGCCGCTTCCCGCCGGCATCGCTGAACGCGCTCATCGGCATTGACGAGCTGCGGGACGCCACAACGCGCATCTACCGCGAAGGCGACTACGCCCATGCCGCCCGCGTCCTCGGTGTGGACGTGGCGCGCGAGGGCGACGATTCGTCGGTCATCTTCCCGCGCCAAGGGCTTGTCGCGTTCGACCCGACGCAGCACCGCAACATCGACGGCACCCAGGGCGCCGGACTGGTCGCACGCAAGTGGGTTGACTGGGACGTTGACGGCGTTTTCGTGGACAATACAGGCGGTTACGGCGCGTCGTGGATAGACAATCTCATCCGCCTCGGCCACACGCCCATCGGCGTCGGCTTCGCCGAGGCAGCCGCGGACCAGCGCTACGAGAACAAGCGCGCCGAGATGGCCTTCGAGTGTGTGCAGTGGGTCAAGCGCGGCGGCCGTATCCCCGATGTGCCGGAGCTGCTGGCGGCCATGTCGCAGACGACCTACAGCTTCAAGGGTGACAAGTTCCTCATTGAGCCGAAGAAGCTGCTGAAGCAGCGGCTGGGCTACTCGCCGGACCACTTCGACGCGCTAATGCTGACGTTCGCTCAGCCCGTCGCGCGCCGGCCGGACGCCGCCCTGGCCTCGTTCGGGGTCAAGCGCGGCACGCTTGAAAGCGAATACGATCCGTTCGCGGCGGCGAGGGCCGTCGCCGGCGGTCTCAAGGTCGGCGGCCAAGGGCAGCAAGGATGGTTTCCAGGACGCCCGTCGCCATTCCTTGGGCGCTGACACCGCGCAACAATCCGCTTGCGACTCGCCCAGCATTGCCGTATGCGGCGAATTGGAGCGGCGGTCGGCGCTGGTTGTGCAACACAGCGCGGCTGATCGGGGAACGCGCTGGCCGCTGCCTCCACAGAAACACGAGGAGCCGCCTGTGGCCGCGTACCCGGACGTTCTCGACTATCTGGCCAGCATCGGCCTTGATGAGACTGCGCACCGCTTCGGGCGGCTGCTCATCGCCGTGCATTGCGGGCACGGCACGCCGCCGCGGACGATTCGCGGCTTGGCTGGCTTCCTTGGCGTGCCGGCGTCAAGCGTCGTGCGCGGCGTGGACCGGCTCGTTGCCGACGCGTTCGCTCAGCGCACGCCCGACCCCCATGATGGCCGCAGCGTCTTCATCAACCTCACCCAGAAGGGCGCTGAGCTCGCTCAGCGTATGGTGGCCTGACGTGCGCCAGCCGCTGTTGCTCGTCGCGGGTATCGCCGCGCTCATCTTCGCCCTGGCGCTTGCCGTCGCCCACGCCGCCGGTACACCGCTGGAGGCTGGCAAGAGCTACCACGGCACCGTCGTGGCATGCGCTGCCCAAGCGGACGCTGGGCATCTCCGCGACCTCGCGGCGGCCGGCGACAGGGCCGAGATCAACGCCTACATGCAGGCCCAGAACAACACCTGCGGCGTCGCCGAGGACACGATGTTCACCCCCGTCGAAGCGGTTGGCAGCACGAAACGCGACCCCGAGCACCGCGAATGGCGTGTCATCCGCATCAGGGTCGAGGGCGCGCCGGCTGACCTGTTCCTGGTGACCACGTCCGAGTTCATCGCCGCTCCGCCCGGCGGCCAGACCTAACCCAGCAAGGAGAACGAGAATGGCCTACGAAGGACAAGCCGGCGCCGCGAAGAGCGACTCGCAGGAACCGCGCCTACAGTTCGTTGCTCGTGAAATCGCGTCGGATGCTCACCGCTTGGCCGCGAGATTGGATGCTCTGCTCGACCGCCTGCGCCAGACGCCGCCGCGCGCCGTCGAAGACAGGAAGATTGGTCCAGCGCCGGACACGCTCGAGTCGGCATTCCAGCATACCAATACCGGCCTTACGCGTGCCCGCGAGGCGATGGACGAAATCGAGTCGCTGATCTGATGCCGATCTGGCTCCAATTCGTGCTCGTCGGCGCTGTCGGCGCCGTCGCGCTCGGCTGTCTCTTCGGCGGTCTGTCGTTCATCGGCTCCGACGCCATTGACGACGACTGGGAGGGATGGCCGTGACGGTCGCCGAGTTCCCCTGCCCGAACGCCGAGGCTGCGGTGGCATGGTCGAGCGGGGGCACCACGGACAGGTTCCCGGACCGCTTCGACCGCCTCTCGGCCATCGCGGAGCTGCTGCTTGCGGTGCGGGCGCTGGAGGAGCGGATGGCAAGACTAGAGCGCATTGTGCAGCCATGAGCGCCGAGCCTGTTGGCTCCACGTCGAAGCGCATCGCCCGGGTCGTCGCTGACGGCACGCCAGGCCGAGCGCATCTGCTCGATGCCGTCGTGGCCATCGCCGAACTTCTGGCCTACGCGCGGGGTCTGGAGCGGCGCATCGCCGAGCTTGAGGCGTGCCAGCAGGCGCAGCATCCGCGCTTCGACGACCGGCTCAACGCGCTGGAAGCGGCCAGTGCGCGGTCCGCGTGTGAGCAGACGAAGAACGCCATCGCGGAACTTCGCCGCGTGGCGTCCGCTGGCCACCCGCTCATTGACATCACGAGGCTGCGATGAACTCCGACGAAGCGCAGCAGGTTATCTCCCTGCTGACGAGCATCGACAGGCGGCTGTTGGCCATCGAGCTGGTGCTCGCGCACCCGCCGATGGTGGTAAACTACGGCGTCA